TACGCACTCTCTACTGGAGTTTCTAATCTATCAGCTATCCCACTTGTAACAGTAAGCACTGTAGATGTTGAACTCTTAAGCTTTTGCCAAGCTAATGACCAGTTAAGACCTTTAACATAGGTGTACGCACTCTCTATTGGAGTTTCTAACCTATCGATTATACCGTCTGTAACAGTAAGCACTGTAGATGTTGAACTCTTAAGCTTTTGCCAAGCTAATGCCCAGTTAAGACCTTTCACATAGGTGTACGCACTCTCTACTGGAGTTTCTAATCTATCAGCTATACCGCCTGTAACAGCAAGCACTGTAGCTGTTGAGCTCTTAAGCTTTTGCCAAGCTAATGACCAGTTAAGCCCTTCTACATAGGTGTACGCATCTTTTACTGGACCTTCCAGAGAATCGTATATATCAGACCCAACACCGAATGCTGTACTAGCACTTGTCTTAGCCGCAGTCCAAGCCTTACTCCAGTCGAGTTTAGAAATGGTATCGATAGTGGATTGAAACCCCTTTTCTAGACTGTCCCATGTTCCAGATAATGCCTTAGAGAAAGAGTTATCTTTAAAGCCTGCTACAAAGATAAGCCAAGAAATCTCCATTCTGCTGAGAGCATGCCTGAATCCGTCCTCGAAGCCTCCAAACTTTTCAAACAGTTTTACAACTGCAAACCCAGCTACTCCTCCTATAAGAAAGAGAGGGTTAGTCGCCATAGCTCGTGTGATATTCATCAAACCAAAAGCTATTGCCCTCAGCTTGCTAGCAGCGTAAGCTACGAAAAAAGCCGTACCAGCTGTGGCAGTTGCTAACACTACTTTCTTAAAAGTTTGGAAAGACTCTGTGTTGTCTCTCATAGCGTTAATCATTCCTTCTAGAATCCCAGACATCTTATTAAAAGATTTGGTCATCATGTCTACGAGACCTAGCCCGTTACCTATTCCGTCTAAAAATAGAGAGAAGTTGTTACGTATGTTGCTCATTGCAGCCGTAAGACCTTTCGCTTGCTCAGACATAGCTCCTGCAAAATGTATGTCTCCGATACCCTTCAAATACCTCTGGATATCTCTGGCACTGTTCTTTACGACAGTAGTTACACCTTGGAAAATGTAAGCAGTTTGTTCGCCTTGCTTCTTGGCTCTGATGCCGAACTCTTTCAGTCGTTCATTCTCGCCAGTTGCAGCGTCAGCTACCGCTTCGACCATCTGCTCTAGAGACTTACCCATTGCAGCTGCAGTATTACCATAGCTGTTTAGGGCTTTCTCACCTTCTTCTATCGTATCTACTAATCCGAGAGCTTTGAGCTTAACAAAACCTTTTATAGATTGTTCAAAGTCGAATGGAGTTACGTCAGAGAACTTTTTTAGTCTGTTAAAAGCTACTTCAGCTTTCTTAGAATCTCCTGTCATAGTCTTAAGCTGTGCTCTTAGAATCTCAAACTTAGAAGCAGCTTTCGCCACTCCTGAGCCTAATGCCAACAAAGCCACTCCTGACGCCATAGCAACGATGGTGTTTTTCAAGTTGCTCATAGTAGTGTTAGTTGCAGCAGCACTCTTATTCAACTTGTTCATACTACCCGAACCTTTCTTCCCAAGAGCAGTAAATCTGCTGTTAGTGGTTCTTGTAGTGTTGCCGAGTTTGTCCATACTCTTCCGAGCAGTAGCCATGCTACGTTCTAGCTTGCTCGTATTCGCTCTGAGCTCAACCGTACTTGTGAAATCAGTCATAGTATGCTCCTATCGTTCTTATTATTATTGTACCAGTAATTGGTCTATTGGATTGGTGTGTGCAACACTAGGGTTTCCGTCTTCATCGAATAACCCTGTTTCTATCAGTTCTTGTTTTAGTCGATCTGGGGTGCTGTCCCAATCCACTGCCGAGTTACCGCCACGATTCTTTCTCTTCTTTTTACTAGGATCGTCATATGATAACTGTGGATAAATATCTTCAGGTGTTAAGTTTACCTGTTCCTTACTTCCCATCGCACCTGCAATCTGAGAAACCAAAGTGATTATCTCAGTAGCAGAACGTATGTAATGGGATTCTTGACCTATCCCGAAACTAACGAAGTACCGTTGGTACAGGTCGTACTCTCGGGAAGTCAATGCCTCTTTTAGCAGAGACATAGGTATGCCCAGTTCCAATGACAGAGCTACCTCGAATCTCTCGACAGGTGTCATATCTCCTGGGCTATCCATTATGCTTCTTCTTCTTCTTCAACTTCGTCTGCTTGTCCCATAAGACCTGTTAGGTCTAGGATAGCTTCTGACACTTTGTTCAGGTCAGAAACTGACATATCTAAAATTGCATTCATGTCGTTCTGTACAAAGAATTTCTTACCTTCTGCAGATATAACACCTTCGATGATAACTGTAGCTGCCATCTGTAGTTCTTTACCTTCCCCAACGCTGCGCATACGATCGATTGCACCAGCAGAGAGTTCGCGAATGTGTACCGTACCACCCCAGTTTGTCACTTCAATAGTGTCAGTCTTAAGAGAGTAGGATTTAAATAGTTCTGATTTGTTCATAATTTGATTACCTTATATATATATGTATAGTGTTTGTTTGTGATAATAAATACGCCCTCCTCCAATAACTGAAAGAGGGCATTTTCTAACCTAAGTTAGTGGTTACGCGTCATCGTCAAATGTCAATGCACCGTTTACAACTAGTGTAGAACTTGCTTTTGCAACATCGTCAAACGCAGTGTCAATACCGAACGAGCTTAAGAATCCGTCGAATACAACGTACTCTGAATTAGTTCCAGCAGTATCACTCATCCACTTAATGCCGAATGAGCAAGCTGTTCCATTTGTAGCAGCATTACGCATAGCTAGATGTACTACGTTACGTGGAGCCCAGTACAACTGAGTGTCCAACTGACCAGCGTCTAGCTGACCACGTAGCTTACCTTTAAAGGCGTCTCCGAAGGTAGGAGTCTCGATTACAGAAGCTTCGTTGGAAATGCTTCCGATTTCTGCTACGTTAGGGACTTTAACAGTGCCAGCTGCAACAAACCAGCTTTTAGGGTCTGCTATATCTGCAGCAATTAAAGCTGTTGGGCGAAAGTAGAGCTCCGAGAAACTCGTTACAAATTTTGATTCCATGTTAGCCATTTTTGGCCTCCTGATTGTTTATGATTGTTATTATTTTTTATTCGTAGTAGTCGTAGTCAAAGTCTATGACATACCTTAAATATCCATTGTCACTGTCGGCTAACTTTTTCATTTGACCGACGTGTGTGTGAAGTGTGCCACCTAGACTAGTTCCAGAATCACCACCTTGAAAGCCCATAATGCTGTCGATATAATCGGACAACTTACGAACGTCAGAGGTGCCTGTGCCTTCTTGAACAAACAGAGTAAACCTGACGAATCCTGATGTCTTCCTCATGCCTCTGTCGAAAGCTCTTATTTTAGAGCCTCCGTCAACTACTCCAAGTATAATCCAAGGAGTATTAGCTAAGTCTAAGATTCTAGTCCGTTCAACTACGTCATGCGCTTCAGCGAATGCTAAGGCACCGAGAGATAGAACATTAGTTGAATCGTATGTGTCGAAGAATCTCTTTTCTACGATACGTCTTACTGCTTCAAAACTCATGGTTACCTCCTTGATCGAACGGCAGCTAAAGCTACGCTAGTTATCCCGTTAGGGGCTTGAGCGGATGAACCGCTTTCTAATTTTCCCATGTATGGTAAACCATTACTGATATACACATTGGGGAACCCTCTAACATCTAGACTGTAGTCAGGAGTAGATGGAGTAGTGGTGTCAGTGATCTCGTAGTCTGGACGGTCGGCATCTATGTGCCAATTTCCTCTAGCTCTGCCACTTTTAACAGGAGTGAATTTGATTATCTCTCCGAACAAGTCAAAGGCAAACGCCTTATACTCTAGTTCTGAAAGATTGATCACCTCTGCTGTCACCACTTTTCCAAGATTCTTGAAATTAATCTTCTTAGCCATTACTTTCTCCCTAAAGTTATTTCCCACAGACTGTTCTGCGGAGATAAGCTTAGTCTCGATACAATCCAACTTTGACCCAAGATAGTGTAGACTTGGTCTACGTCTGGTGAAAAAGTTATGTTCTGAGGCAATACCATAATCTTCGCAGTCACGTTGTAGACTTCTTCTTCTGCAGAGTTGTACTCTGTGTCTAGAAGAACTACGTCGAACGCGTGCAAGACTGTAGCAGGTTCTGCGTACTTACCTGTTACGGTATCGTAGACTGCTGTTGTTGATGTGGTCACCTGAGAGAAGGTAGCTGGGGTGTACAACTTTTGTGCTCTTAGCGTCTTATCTATTAGCAAGAGAGTAGTTGGTATATTAATAGCCATTACTACCTCCTGTTAATTGAGACAGAATGCACCTGTCTGATAGCTGGATCCGATTCCTTTACTGATTTTAAGAAGTCACTTACAATGCGGTGTACCTGATATGGCATATCCGTAAGGTATTCGGTGTTCTCTCTAAGTTGTAGAGATAGCCCACCGAGAGACAAGTTAGACAACTGGTCGTCGTATTGACTAACAGTCGTTGCTCCTGAGTTTCCACGCTCTATTAAATAGAGTGCTAGCTCTGCAGTGGCATCTTTTATAAAATCGGGAATAGTCTTGTTATCTAAAAACTGCGTATATAGAGTAAGATTGAGAGCTTTCTCAACCTCACTTCTATAGAGACCAGCACGTGAACCTTGGTTGATAGTATTCCGTGAAGGAACAAAACTCCGAGGCCACGCTAGTTTCTGGTTTGAGTCTTCAGGTGCACCAATCCACACTTGACGATTTAGGATATCCGTCGCCCAGTAAAGAGCAGACGTTCGGGTGCTTTCAGTAGCTGCGACATAAGCATTGTTCGCAAGACGACGAGCATGGTAGTAGTCTGCTTCTGCTAAAGAAGCAAAACTATTGTAGCTATTCACTACCCCACTTGTTACTTCGTCTGCGTATGTTATGATAGCAGGTATTGTTAATGATTGAGACATTTCTGCACCCTCCTAAGTATGTTTAGATTGAACCTTTGGCGATACCTAAGGCAGAGAAGTTAGCCATACCGACATACCACTTAACACGAGTGATATCAGCATCTACATCTTCACGAGCGCCTAACTTAGCAATCTGAATACCAGAAGAATTTTGTGCAGTCAAACCAGTGACACCGTGAGAGAAAGAACCGTCATCGATAGTTCCAACATACACGCTATTCGGGTTATCTCCAGCTCCATCGTTACCGCCAGCAGCAGTAGCTTGGTCAGCGATAGAGGAATCGATGAAGTCGTTGCGATAGATAGGAACGCCACGATAAGACTGAACCTTCATGACACCACCAGAAGAGTTCTTCACTTCTGAAACGTCATCAAAACCAGCAGCACCAGACAAACGTAAAGCTGAGGTATACTTACGTACGCCAGCACTGTTCATCATGATGTAGTCAACCATTCCGTCTTTGTCATGGATTGCGTCAATGTAGCCGTCTAAGCGAGCTAATAAATCTTCAGCAGTAGCAGCGGTAAGAGTGATTTTACCACCAGTAAGGTTACGACCTTCAAGAGTACAGAAACGGCTTAAACCGTCAAAGCCTAGTGGACCGTTGATCAAAGTGATACAAGCATTGAACAAAGAAGTACCAGAAGCTGTCAAAGTACATGCAACAGCAGTGTTAGCAGCAGCAGTGAATGGACCTGTGAATACCTTACCGTTAACGATAACACCGTTCATAGTAGTTGCAGCAGCAGAAGTACCAGCGTTAGTAACAAGACTAGCAACAGTTAGTACAATGCCATCAGCACCAGCGCCCGACAAATCGAACTTAGGTGTAGCATTTGCAGTTGAAGATAAGATAGCACCTTGTACTACAACTTCGTAGAACTCAGCAGCAGTGATAGGAGTACTAGTAGCAGTAAGAGCTGGAGTACCAGCGATAAGCTGTGGATCAGCAACGATACCACGAGCAACTGTGCTCTCTTGTCCGTTGATCATCAAGTCCATAAACTTACGGCCAACGCCTTTAGCTTTAGCAGCAACTTGTACAGCAGTAGCATCGTTGTAGTCAGATCCTACAGCTTGTACCAAACCATTTACTTGCGCATCACCAATGATGGTAGTAAGCTCAGTAGAGTGGCGAGTGTGAGTCATTTGACTCTTGTTGATACCAGAAACGCCAGTACGCAATACGCTTACTAGAGATTGAGGATCTTTGCCAGATGTTTCACGGTTATAGGCTAGAGCGTTGCCCTGAATACCTTTAAACGGAAGGTGCTGGTAGAACTGGTTTACAGTTACGATTGAATCGATAATGCCTTTTACAAGCATGTCATTTGTTAGGTCGCGTTGTGCGCCTAGAGTTAATCCTGAAATAGCCATTGATGGCCTCCATTATTGTAGTTGCCCCTATTGGGGTAGTTTTTATTTAGCCTGAAATTAGGCAGTAGAATTAGTATCTCCCAGACACTATTAACGCATATTCGCCAGTCCTGCTAAGATTAAGTCAGTAGCACTACCTGTCTCTCTCGGCTGGGCTGGGGTATCGGATGGTTGACCTGCACCTGTTCCTTGTGATTTATTAAATAGATGGGGAGCTTTGTCACTTAATCCGTCTAACCATTCTCCAACAGAGAGCGGTGTGATAGCGTCAGCGCCATACATTTTTAAACCATCGTTGTCATAAGCGACAGGACGACCTTCTTCAACCCTGAAAGTTGCTCGACCTCTGGTCAACACATCTTCTAGAGCAGACGGTGCCACTCCTAGATCTGATGATAGAGATGCTAACTCTCTGTCGATAACTAGAGAGCTAAACTGAGTCTCGTAGTTCTCAAGCTGTTCGTAGAGTTCGGTCAAAGTTTCATCATGACCTCCCCTCATATCTCCCAGCTCTCTATCTTTAGCAGCTAGTACTTCTTGAACTCTTCGTTCAATAAGTGTGTCAACATCTCCAGCATCAATGAGTTCTTGGTCATCGATTTGGCGTTGACGTTCTGCCATTTCTGATTCTTGTTCCTGGTATTGGTTCCACCTGTCCAGATCTACCCCTGAAAATCTTGATTCCAGATCCATTACTTCAGTCTGTCTATCTTCAATCTGCTGACGTAAAGAAATGTTGTTATCACGGAACTCGTCTAGTTTACCTTTTGCGGTAACTCCTTCGACTTGTGTCATGTTGAACATGCCTTCATCGTTCTGGGTGTATAAGCTTTCAAAGCCTTCTGGAATGTCTTCGACATCATTGTATGTGTATTGTATAGCCATTTTTAGTGGTCTCCTATTTCCCCGAAATAAGGGTGTTATTAATGAAAGAAGTAATCGAGCTCATCGAAATCTTGGAAGTCGTAACCGCCTAGCTCTAGTATATCTTTCTTATTGATGTCCTCTATTACCCAAACTTTACCATCGATTTCTCGAGTGGATTGTCCTTTGGAGAGAACAGTGTTTTTAGTTACTTTAATCTTGCGACCGAAATCATCTCTGGAGTACTTAACCATCTCTACGCCCTGCGATTTGAAATGCTTGTACAACTTATCAAGTATGTTTTCGTTTTTGTACATCTTAACAAAAGCCTCTTTAGTAGACTTCTTCATAAGAGACATGTTACCAGCGTGTGCTCCAAAGCTGTCGTGTATCATACTGAAGTCTTTGATACCTTGCTTAGCCATTGCGTTAACAACGAGAGACTTATGCTCTGCGTCGAATGCGTGGATAATGTTAGGTGCGAAAGCTCTCTCTTGTTTTGACCAATTCATCTCATCGGTCTCAACTCGAACTTCAACACTAATCTTACCACCTGCACCATCGTCTAGTTCTACCTGTCTTGTCTTATCTTTGAAATACGACATACGGAATGGATTGCCTAAGTTGGGAGTTCTCATAGAAATCTCTGTTTTACCAGAAAGGGTATGAGCCTCTGCAAGTTCGTTGAGTACAGTCCTAGTCCTGAAACCTTCAGGGAACTCGTTCTCAGATGCCTCTAGTATTAGTCTCCCAATCTTCAGCCTCTCTCCGACAGTGGAGTTATTGAAGAGTAACTCTCCATTAATCTCTGTACCTTTGAGGGCTTCGAAGTATGACTCTCCTAGAGTAGATGGGCCAGCGTTATACTGACTCGTCATCAAACCTTTCTTCACAGACTTACGTCTTTTACTATGGGACATTCCTTCAAATACGTACTTTTGGATAATCGGATCATCTTTGTACTTAGTTCTAGCTAGTTCCTCAACAGCGTCTCGAGTTTTGATGTAGGCATCTGCCACACCATTACGCTTAGTCATGTTCACTGCCGCAGCAGTAGACTTGTCTCGTGAGATAGCAGCTATGTGCTGTAGCACGTTAGTTGTTCCGTCTATCTGTACTGGGATTCTACTCTTGAACTTGCTTAGCTTGTTGCCAGCTCTTGTCCATTCGATCATCTCAGCTCTTTCTTTAATCATTGCGAGTAGTTGTACCGCACCATCCCCACGTGGGTCAGCTTGGACAGCGAGTTTCTTGACTTCATCAAGCACACTCATTGTTCCACCTTCTCCTTTTGGTATCTGGTACTTTACGTCGATACCTCTGAGGTTGCGGAATACACCTGTCGAGATCCAGTCAGATTTAGTTCTCCACCAGTCATTGGCAAATGGGTCTGCAGCTGTCTTGAGTATAAGCTCATCGTCCATTAAGTCGTAGAGTTTGTTCCTCTCCCTGAGAGGTATCTTGTCAAACCCTGCAATGTTCATAAACGCTTGCTTGTAATGGTCCATGCCATCCTTACCCATTTCTACTGCATTGTCAAAGAGCATCAGACCTCTGTTGAAGTCATCTCCTTGCCACTGTAAGGCTGTCGCATTCGAGTATGTACGTCCGTACTTATCGTTGCTCATACCATTGTAGAACTTCTGATCTCGTAGTCCTCTAGCAGTAGTCAAAGCTCTATTAAAACTATCGTACTTACTTCGGGCTACTACATCTCTCTTCATCTTTGGGGGAGCTGGGATAAAACTATCACCGTTGCTCCTTAGTTTTGTTAGTACATCGTAGGTATAACCGTTGACTCGGATAGCTGTACCAGCTTCTGCGTCTAAGTTGTCTAACGATGCTTTTGATCTTCCGTCCCTGTACTGTATCTCTACCCAGTCCTTATCAGAACCTCGAATAGCGGCTTCACCTGTATCTTCATAGATACCATTAGTGAGTGTACCTCTGCCGTACTTCGGAGCTTTAAATCTAGGCAGTCCGTCTACATCGTAGTTCTTCTTGTTCTCTAGTAACAGAGTCTCCCATTCAGGATTGTCTGCTTTCAATGTCCAAGATGTAACTTCTTTGACTTGGTAATCTGCTTTGATCAACTGTACCGATTTCAGTCTCTTAACGTTTCCAGTCTTAACAAGAGAGTTCATAAGATAGTTTCCTATCCTTAGAGAATCATCTTCGTCTGGGTCAAGAATCTTGTGGAACTTGTAATAGTATTGTTCTCCTAGCTTTTTCACAGCTTGGATGTACATTGAACCCTTCTGAGTAGACGCTAACGCAACTTCGTTAGTTAGCCGTGCCAGCTCTATTGGGTCATCATTCTTTAGTAGGTTAGCTTCCTTGTAGAAAGGAGAAGTAGGTTTGCGATAGTCTTTCTCGATACTCTCAAGAATGTTGTCATTGGTTGCTCTCAGTATAGGGCCATCGGATTGTGATTCCCAATCTGCTCCTACTTTACGTCGAGTTTCTCTAACATCTACTATTCGCTCTATAGATTTCTCTCTTCTAAGAAGTCGACTGAATGCCCCTTCTGTGCCTAGTTCTTTCTTAGCTTTCTTAGCCATCCGCTCTCGTTCTTTGACTCGCTTTGATGCATCCATGTTATAGAGTTTGTCTATTTTTGGGGTAACAGAGCTACTGCTTAATGGTCCAGTAGGACTTTCTAAGAAGTCGTCAAGTTGTTTGCGGATAAAGATATCAGGTATCTCTGTATCAGGAACTTTTACCTTACCTTTCATGTACAGTCTAGCATCTTGATACATCTGAGCGTCTTGGAGGTACCGCCCTAACTCATCTCTGAGTTCTGGGGGCAATCCTCTGCCAGAGAATACCTTATCTTTAAACTTAGTGAACATGTAGTTGTTCAAGATAGCATCATTGAGTACTATCTTCTCTCCTGGATTTGTCCTAGAGATTATGAACTGTACTTCTTTGGATTTAATTCTCTCACCGAGCTTAGTTACACTAGCGGTTCTCATCCTTACTCCGTCCTGTAGCAGACCGAAGTAGAGTGATAGAGAGTCTTGAGTGTTCAACCCTAAGTCCACGTTGAGTTCCGTTGCCTTCTCTCCTACGAAGTTTCTAAGGTTCCTATTGCCAATTGCAGTTATGCGTTTCTTGTATTTTGTAGATTCAGCTAAGGATGGAGCTTTCTCGAACAGACCTTTCTTGTCTTGGTTCAAAGTAGCCTTGGCAGTCTTCTTACCAGACTCCGAAACCATAGCGTATCGCTTCAGTTTCTCTAAGCTGTCTGTCGTCCTCATCTCTGCTCTTACGAGCCTGCT